ATCTATCGCATTGCAGGCATGGCGGTGAAACACGATGGCCAACTGCTGGAGGAAGGCCAAACCATCGAACTGGACGAAGCACCGTTGTCTCCCTGGCTGGTGGAAGTGAAAACCACCCAGCTCAGCGAGCAGAAGGCCGATAGCAAAACCGACCAGCAGGCCAGCACCGAGGGCGAAGACACACCGCCTGCAGGAGACGCCACCAAAGCGGGCAAGAAAGGAGAAGGCAAATGAAGGGACAAAACGTCGTTTTGACCATGTCTGTGCTGGCCGTGACCGATCTGCAGGCTAGGCGCTTTGTTGGCCTGGACGGCAAGACCTGCGGCGACGGCGTCAAGGCGCTGGGCGTGGTCGAAGTGGACACCGAGGCCGACAACATGGCGCCGGCCAATGTGTTGGGCGCCATCCTGGTGGAAGCCGGCGCAGCCATCGCTGCAGGCGCTGAGGTGCAGTCGGATGCTTCCGGCCGAGCCGTGGCCAAGGCTGCCGGCCTGCCTAACGGCATCGCCCTGGACGCCGCCACGGCGGCCGGCGATGTGATCCGCATCGTCCGGGGTATTTGAGATGCACTACTGCACCCTGGCCGATCTGCAGCTGGCCATCCCGCAAGCCACGCTGATCCAGCTGACCAACGATACCGTGGCCGAATACGGCGCGCCGGCCCCGGCGCTGAACCAGGCGGTGGTGGATGAAGCAGTACGCCAGGCGGAGGAGTTGGTCGATGCCCACTTGCGCGGACGCTACGTGCTGCCGTTGGACCCGGTGCCCTCGGTGATCAAGGACGCCACCGTCAACCTGGCGCGGCACTGGTTGTATGCGCGCCGGCCGGAGGGCAATGAGCTGCCGGACGCGGTGACCCGCACCTACAAGGCGGCGCTGCAGATACTGGAGTCCATCCGCGACGGCAAGCTGACCATTGGCCTGCCCACTGGGGAGTTGGCCCCGGAGCCGGGCGAAGTGCGAGTGCGTGCCCGGCGGCAGGTATTCAGCGCCGCCATGTTGGAGCGCTACCGCTGATGGCCACCACGGTGCAGATCATCGACGCCCTGGTGGCGCGGTTGAAGGACAAGCTGCCCAGCCTAGCCGTTGAGTACTTCCCGGAGAAGCCAGCCGACTACCGACTCAATCATCCGGTCGGCGCATTGCTGGTGAGCTATCTGGGCAGCCAGTTCGGCGCCACGGTGGATGCTGGCGTCGTGGTTCAGCCGCGCACCCTCAAGCTGTCGGTCACCGTGGTGTTGCGGCAGCTCAATGGCCGCTCTGGCGCGGTGGCGGTGCTGGATGATGTCCGCCGCACGCTGGTGGGCTATCGGCTGCCGGATTGCCGCAAGCTGCAGGCGGCCGCCGAGCGCTTTCTGGGCCAGACCAGCGGCCTGTGGCAATACGCCGTCGACCTCACAGCCCAGGGCATGCAGATCGAGGAGGACGACGCCGCCGACTCGCCCATCCTCACCCAAGTTAATCATGAGGAGCAACCATGAAATACCTGTACTCCGGCCCTGTTAGCGGGGTCACCCTGGCGGATGGCCAGGAAGTCATGCTGTTTCCCGGCAAGGAGGTCGAGCTGCCGGCTGAGCATGAATACACCCAGACGCTGCAGGCACTGCAGTACCTGGTGCCGGCCCAAGAGTCGACCAAGGGCAAGGCCGCACGCGCGACTGGAGAAGACGCTTCGACCGAGAAAGGAGCCTGACATGGCGGCGAATTACCTACATGGCGTGGAAACCATTGAAGTAGAACGCGGCCCGCGCCCGGTGCGCACCGTCAAATCGGCTGTGATTGGCCTGATTGGCACCGCGCCGGCCGGTGCGGTCAACGTGGCCGCTCTGACCTTGTCGGAAAAGAACGCGGCGGCCTTTGGCCCGCAACTGCCTGGCTTCACCATCCCGCAGGCGCTGGACGCCATCTATGATCACGGTGCCGGCACCGTCATCGTGATCAATGTGCTGGACCCGGCGCTGCATAAGACCAACGTGAGCGGCGAGGCTGCCACCTTGGACAAGGCCACCGACCGCGTCAGCCTGGCGCGCGGCGCGGTTAGCAATCTGCAGCTGAAGAGCACGGATGGCAGCGTCAGCTATGCCGAGGGCGCGGATTACACCCTCAACGCGCTGACAGGCCTTATCACCCGCCAGAAGGCGGGCAAGATTCCGGCCGGCGCCAGCCTGAAAGCCAGCTACGATTACGCCGATCCCGCCAAGGTAACCGCCGCCGACATCATCGGCGCGGTCAATGCGGCCGGTGCGCGCACGGGGCTGAAGGCGCTGAAGGACACCTACAACGCGTTTGGCTTCTTCGCCAAAATCCTCATCGCGCCGGGATTCTGCACCCAGAACTCGGTGGCGGTGGAGCTGGTGGCCATGGCCGAGCAGCTGGACGCCGTGGCCTATATCGACGCGCCCATCGGCACCACCTTCGCCCAGGCGCTGGCAGGGCGCGGTCCCGCCGGCACCATCAATTTCAATACCTCCAGCGACCGGGTGCGCCTGTGCTACCCGCATGTGAAGGTCTACGACCCAGTGCTGAACGCGGAACGGCTGGAGCCGCTGTCAGCGCGCGCCGCCGGCCTGCGCGCCAGGGTGGATAACGACAAGGGCTTTTGGTGGTCCAGCTCCAACCAGGAGCTGGCCGGCATCATCGGCGTGGAGCGCTCGCTGTCCGCGATGATCGACGACCCGCAATCCGAGGTGAACCTGCTCAACGAGCAAGGCATCACCACGGTGTTCTCCAGCTTCGGCAGCGGCTATCGGCTGTGGGGCAACCGCACGGCCGCCTGGCCCACGGTCAGCCACATGCGCAACTTCGAAAACGTGCGCCGCACCGGCGATGTGATCAACGAATCCATCCGCTATTTCAGCCTGCAGTACATCGATATGCCGCTGAACCAGGCCACCATCGACTCGCTGGTGGAGTCGGTGAACGGCTATGGCCGCAAGCTGATTGGCGACGGCGCGCTGCTGGGCTTCAAGGCTTGGTTCGACGCGGCGCGCAACCCGGAAACCGAACTCTCCGCCGGGCATCTGTTGATCAGCTATAAGTACACCCCGCCGCCGCCGCTCGAGCGGCTGACCTTTGAAACCGAGATCACCTCGGAATACCTGCTCAGCCTGAAGGGAGGCAATTGAGATGGCCGGCAAGATTGAAATCAACCGCATCACCAACGCCAATATCTACATCAACGGCAATTCGCTGCTGGGCAGAGCCGACGAGGTGAAGCTGCCGGATGTGTCGGCCATCATGCAGGAACACAAGGCGCTGGGCATGATAGGCAAGATCGAGCTGCCGGCCGGCTTCGACAAACTGGAAGGCGAAATCAAGTGGAACTCGCTGTACCTGGACGCGGCCAAGGTCGCCGCCAACCCGTTCAAGGCGGCCCAGCTGCAATGCCGCTCCAGCATTGAAACCTATGGCGCACAGGGGCGGCTGCAGGAAGTGAGCCTGGTCACCTACCTGACGGTGATGTTCAAGAAGAACCCGCTGGGCACCTACAAGCAGCACGAAAACGCCGAGTTCGGTTCCGCCTTCAGCGCCACCTACCTGAAGCAGGTCATCAACGGCGAGGAGGTGCTGGAGCTGGATTACCTGGCCAACATCTTTAGGGTGGGCGGCGAAGACATGATGTCGGTGTACCGCAGCAATATTGGCGGCTGATAGTCGCTTCCAAGAGCAAGGCCCGCGATTGCGGGCCTTGTTTATTTGCTGTGTCAAAAGCGCTGCCCTAATGAACAGCGGTGCCCGAGCAGGAAGCTGCGTAAAATGTCCCCTTAGTAATGAGACATGCAAGAAGGATTTACATGGTCGGGCTGATTAAGCGTCACAAGCTTTGGTTTGCTTTAGTGGGTGTCGTTCTCGCAGGCTGGGTGCTGGCATCGACTTCACGGATGGCCAAACCACCCACCGCGACTCCATGCACCGAGGCATGGTATGAGAGCCTTGAGAAAGAGTATGCGGTGTCAGCGGATGACGGCGAAGGACATGGTCCAGATTACGGTGATAACTCCTGGTTCTACTCGATTGGAAAACAGCTTGGGATAGAGGTGCCCGGGCAGTCCAAGGAGCAGCAATGCAAAGCGCTGCAGCAGCAGCTTCAGAGCCGAACCATCCTGATCAGCAGTCTGTTCGGCCCCATCACCGTCAAGCGCTAAGCAGAAGGTTTTGCCAGGCCGGTTGCGGCGCGCAGCCGGCCCACTAGTTGAATCCCAATGTTTCCGGGGCAAGTGTGACCATCCCCCTCGTTCTGCTTGGGGAATTCGCGGTGTCCGCCCAGGATTTCGATGTTGAAGTATTCTCGCAGAACCTTGATGAATTTCTGCAGGCTCTCCTCCTGTGCCGGCGGGACCGTAGGGTCGCTGAGTCCAATCGTATCCTTGATTGCCCGCTGTGCAGACGCAATCCAGTCTCCGCCCTCACCAGGCTGCATCAAGTTTTCCAGCAGGACGATGCCAATCACGCCAGTGTTGTAGCGATATAGATGCTCGCCCTTTAGCCGGATGTCACGCCCCTCATACACATTTCCGAAGCAGTCAATCGCATAGTGATAGCCGATATCCGGCTTGTCCCGCTTGTTCATGTGCATCTCTTGAATCTGCTGCACCTGCAGGGCACCAGGACCGCATGAATAGCTTCGGCCAGCGGTGTGAATGGCGATTTGCTTGTAATTCCAATCTTTGTCAGGGTTGTCAGAGCGATTCTTGAGAGCTGCCCAGTCAGAGCGCGGGATGAACTCGACACCGGCGCGGCGAGTGCCAGTAATGATCGCCTCCCGCGTCGCGGCGCGGTCATTGACTGTGATAACAGTGGTGGGAATGGTGCCGTTGACCGCCTTCACCAGCGTGGCCTTGGTCTCGTATGTCCTGCTCATGCCAGCTTCTCCTGATCAAATTCCTGGGCTGGCGCTGCAAACCCAACGTGTATCGAGATCGAGCCAGCCTTGGCGGCTTCAATCGGTGAGGTGTAGCCGTCCCCGTCTGTTGTCCCTTTTTCGATGCGCCCATCGGCGTGCGTCACGGTGTAAGCGCGGTTTGGCATGGGCTGTCCTGTCTCGGTGTCAGCGATGAGAAAGCGCCTGCCGAAGTTCGCATCGGTTTCACCCGGAACAGGAAAGAGCGGCATGGCCGGAAGAGTTATCTGGCTGGCGCTGCTCTCATAACCTCGCATTACCGCCCCCAGCGTGCTGATAAGCTTGGCGCCGCAACTGACGGCATGACCATCCAGGGCCACGCCCTTACCGTCCACCGTCCAGGTGGGGTCGCCCTCCACAATCACGCAGTTGGTGTGGCCCTGTTTGGGGCAGGTAACGGAGTCGCCCACCAGCGCGACCTGCTTGCCGAACATGGTGGTAGTGCTGGAGGCGCTGACTACCTTGCCGCCATGGCTGGTCGGGTCGCCTAATCGGATTACAGGTTTCATCGCTGCAAAATGGCAAAAGGCGAAAAATAGCACACTACCTTGTCGCTTTCGCCTGACCAAATGTGCAAGCCCTTCTTTAAAGCCCTTTAACGGCGCTTCCTTGTCAGCTCAGCCACAATCCTTCCGTGGTTCCCAATCAATCAAACGGAAGGATGTTCCCATGGATAAGCTCAAGCTGCAGTACCCATTTACCAATGCCGCAGGCCAGCGAATCGATACGCTGGAAATCAAGCGCTTGAAACGGGCAGACCTTAAAGCAGCCAGCCGTTATAGCAATGATGATGCCGACCAAGAGGATTTCTTGTTCTCCCGAATGACAGGCCTGACGTTGGAGGACATTGATCAGTTGGACATCGCCGATAGCAAGGCACTGTCTGATTGTTTTCGCCAAATGCTGGGCATCGGAGAACAGCCTGCAGCCGCTGGATGAAGTGCTGTTGATTGTGCTGCGGATGCAGCCCTCCGAGATCGACGGGCTGGAGATGGTGGATTACTGGTTTTGGGTGGAGGTGGCTGAGCGGGAGCTCAAGCGCCGGAGCGCATAACTCGGCGATACACGGCTAGCATGGCCGCGACCAGCACGCCAGCCGCAAAGGATGCGCCGGCCGCCAAGGGCGCGCCGGCCATCGCCGCCAGCGGCAATGCGATGGCGAACAGGATGACCGCGGCCCAGAGCGGGAGGTTGGCAAAGCAAACCCAAGCCAGCCAGATGACTCCGCTGCAGATGGCCAGCCAGTAAATGGCCTTGGCGGTAGTGAGGGCGGTTTTTTCAAACATGTTTACAGCATAGCAAAAGGTCGCATGGTATGGCCAATGAACTGCTGATCGGAGTAAAAATCGGCGCGGCGCTGTCCGGCACGTTCCAGTCTGCGTTCGCATCGGCACGCGGCACCGCCTCGCGCCTGGGTCAGGTCGCCGACGAATTGCGGCTCAAGCACAACCGGTTGGGCGATGCGATGGCGCGGGCAATGGCGCACCCAACCCGTAATGTTGGCGAATTGCGCCGCCAGTACGAGCGACTGGGCCAAATCTTGGATCAACTCCGCAGCAAGCAAGAACGCCTTACTGCAAGCCTGGCGCGGGGTGAAACGCTCAAAGCAAACCGTTCTGAGTTGCGCGGCCAGGCGATGGAGGCCGCAGGAACCGCGTTGGCTTTGATGGCGCCAGTGGTGAAGTCGGGTAACGTGGCGATTGATTTCCAAGACCAACTGCGTGATGTCGCCATTACGGGTGAATTTTCGAAAGCAGAGGAAGCCAAGCTTGGCTCAACGATCCGTGATGCGGCACTCAAGTGGAATCAATTCCAGGATGAAATTGCGCGCGGAACCTCGGTGCTGGTAGCCGGTGGCATCCAAGACGCCAAGGCGTTGGAGAAGTACGCGCCAGTTATGGCCAAAGCGGCAACCGCAACCCGCGCCAGCATGGACGACTTGGGCAGCGTGGCCATCGCCCTGAAAGACAACCTCAAGGTAGGTGAAGAAGGCTTCGAAGGCGCGCTCAATATGCTGGCGTATGCGGGTAAACGCGGCCAGTTTGAAATCCGCGACATGGCCAAGTGGTTGCCGGCGCTGTCGCCGTCG